TCTTTTTCCTTCTTTGTTTCTTAATTCAATCCGATTATAACCACTATTATTTGGTGTGAGATTATCAACACATTTCCACTTCTTTGATTTTGTAATAGATTGTCTAAACACCTTACCTTCACAAAACCTTAACTTCGTGTCCCATAATGTCAGTGTACGACACATATTACATATAATATAATAATCTCTTTAAGTTTATTATATTATATATTATATTGAAAATTATCCAATCATTTCTGTCTGATAATGTGATATTTATCTTTTGCTGTTAAATATACTTGACGTGCTTCTGCTTCGGTGTCAAAAGACCCTAAATAAAAAACTCTTCCGTCTAGTCTTATTTGTGCTTTCCATTTATTTGCGTTCTTATTGAAAGAATAACCTTTTGCCTTTGTATTAAAACAATTTTCTTGATTTGTTACAACCCGTAAATTGTCTATATGATTGTTTTGTCTGTCTCCATCCTTATGATCTATAAAATTATTCATTGAATTATCTAAAATATCCCATGACGGTTTGTTTGCTTTATAGATAATGCGGTGCAATAGAAATTTTTTCCTCTCCCTCTCTTTATTTGTTAATTGAACAAGAACATAACCTTTACAATTTGGTTTGAGATTATCAATACGATTCCATTTTTTTGATTTCGTGATAGATTGTCTCCACACCTTACCCTCGCAAAATCTGAACTTCGTGTCCCAAAATGTCAATGTACGACACATATATATATAAGATAATAATCTCTTTAAGTTTATTATCTTATATATATTGAAAATCATTCGTTTAATTTTATCTGATAATATGGACCGTACGAATTCAACCACTTGATATATTATAATTATTTTTACTAGACCAAATGATGAAGATGGAGAGAACAAATACTGATTCATTTTTTTCGTTCATTTCTTCTCACTTTTTTTCGCTTTCTTGTTCTCTCTATTTTCTCTATTTAGGGTTGAAAAAATATTCATAATATAATAACCATCCGTTTTCATATGTTATAATTTCGTGGATAGAAATTCACATATATATAATATAATATTATATATTTATCTTACAATGATATAAAAACAAAATCTTATAATATTATAAGATGTACGATAACTTGGAGTTCGTCAACGGGTTGCAGAAGAATGAAAACGACGTCATCACATGGTCGCATGTCAAACACATGATAAATAAACCTCATAATCTATACGAGATAACACGTCCTAAGAAAAACGTTAAAATATTTGTTGATATAGATGGAAAAGCGTCTCCTACTATATCTGAATCTGATTTTTATGATACTGTACATGAAATTAATGAAGTGCTTTCTGCCCACGAAAACGAATTCGTCGTTATGGGTTCCTCTAAATATAATCATGTCATTCTCAAAAAAAATAAAGAGGAAAGAATTCACAAATACTCATGGAGATTGACCTTTAAGAATTATATTGAATGTGTATCCCATATGTCAGCATATGTTAAGCAAACTATTTTCCCTAAAATTGAATCTATTTTGGACGGGATTATAAAAATAACGTGGGACAAAAGCAAAACCCAAGAGTTTGATGTACTAGATATTGACCCATCAGTATATCGTGTTGGATTTGGTAAAATGCGTACGATTAACGCATATAAACACCCGAACCTATATGAGATTGATCGTGTGAATAAAATGGTAAATGGTGAATTAGAAAATCATCTTATTCATTGTATAACAGACGATGATACATTTATTAAGATTGAAAAAACAGAGCCTGTTATTGAAAAATCCATTATTGCAAAGCCTACTACTACTGAAACAAAAACAAAGCAATCTGATATTCCATTAAAACAGATGGAAGACATTCTATTGAATTTTCTGAAAAACGATACTGTTAATTGGTCTACCTACTTTTTAATCGGTTCTACATTGGCACATAATAATTATCCATTTGAATTATTTGATAATTGGTGTAAACTATCAAAAGACTATAATTCTACATGTAGCAATAAAACAGACTGGGTTTCGTGGAAAAGATCAAAAGATCATATGTGCTTAGGTGGGATAATCAACCATTTTAAAATCACAAAACCAGACCAATATAAGGAATATAAAAATAAATATGGTAAAATGAATTATTATATACATATTGACATATTAGACAAAGGCGAAGCATTCGTGTGTAATCATATTGTTAAATATATCAAACCTACCTGCGTCTACACCCAAAAACGATTTTATATCTATAACGCTAAAACTGGATTGTGGGTTATGTACGAAAATCTATATACAAAAATTACAGACACTATCAACAAATGTATTGACGGGTCAATATTTTATATTACCAAAAAACTAAAAGATGACTTATCCACAGAAGAAAAAGATAAACTTCGCAATAGCATAAAATCACTACATAGTTATTATAGCAAAATAGCAAAATCGGGATACATCTCAGCAATAGAGAAAAGTCTTAAGAACATTTTAAAAGATGATCCGTTTTATGATCTACTTGATTCAAATATCAATATCCTAGCCTTTAAAAATGGGATTTATAATATGAAGAAAAAAGAACTACGAGAATATAGATCTACTGATTATATAACTAAACATTTAGATTTTGATTACGAAAAGGCTGATGAGCATGATATAAAATATGTAAAAAAGGAATTACTAAAAATCTGCAATATGAATCAGTCGCATATGGATTACTATATATCATGCTTAGCACAATCACTGACAGGTGAAAGATTAAAAGTACTATATTTTCTTATTGGTCTTACAGGCAATAATGGTAAATCCATGTTGTTGGATTGTCTAGAAAGAATATTTCCTATATATGTCACTAAAATTCCTAATAGTGTCATATCTAAGGACAGTAGAGATAAACACAAATTCATACCTAAATTAGTAGGTAAACGATGTGTTTATATAGAAGAATTGGATAAAAAGAAATTAAATGAGAATTTTTTAAAAGAAATCTCTGGCAATGATAAAATGAATTATAGCGTTATGTACGGTTGTAATGCTGATTTAATCATTAGATTTAATATGTTTATGATATCAAACCACTCGCCCAACCTGACTACTGATGGAGGTATAAAAAATAGAAATCGTGTTATATCGTTTGAATCCCAATTCCCACAGGATCAGAAAGAAGACGATTATGAAAACAAAATTTTCATTCAGGATAAGACACTCGGTGATAAGTTTGTAGGGAAATATAGAAATGCTATTACACATATATTATTGCAATATGTAGAAGATTATTATATTAATGGTTGTACTAAACCAGTCCCTGACGAGTTCAAAGAAGAGGTTGAATTGCTAAATAATGCGAATGAGGATAAATTGGCTATTGCTATTAATGATCTCGTCTGTCAAGCCACAGGAGGTAGACTGAGTAAGAACGAGTTGATTGAGAAATATAAAAATAGTACAGGTTTTAATAATATTAACTCTCGTGATATTAATGATAAGATCAAATTAATATTTGGTAAGAAATATGATAAGACTCTTAGTTTTGGTTATATTAATGGAAAACAATGTCGTGGAGGTTGGACTGGTCTGGAATTCAAGAATGAAGAAATGGATATTTAAGATAACTCGTTCATAAACACCTAAACACCAATAAGTACCTATTTATACTTTATATATTAGAAAATATAGATTCATAGAGAAAGAAATAGAAATAGGTACTTATTGGTGTTTAGGTGTTTATAATATAATAATATAAAAGAAACAATTTAAATACATATATATAATGATATATGATAATGTGCTTCATTTTGAATTTGAATGACACGAAAATTCGTGTTTGTGGTACGAAAATATGGAAAAAACCAAGAAGTAGAAAAAATTGGATACGAGTAGATGATGATTTACCTAGAAGAAATGGATATCAAGAAACATCAATGTGTGCAAAATATGGATCACCTAGACGTGTAAAAATATGTAGGATTATATATAAGGCACACAATCCTAATTATGATATTAACGAAAAAGTAATTCATATAGATGGGAATAAACTAAATAATAATATAGATAATTTAACTCATGTTATTTAATCCTTTTCTAATCTCTCTATTTTCTGAATTCACCCTCTAAAATAATATTGCTATAATATAAATGTTAAAATATATTATAGCCATTCCATACACTATCGCTTACAAAATATTGCCGTATGAATTCAACGAGCAAACAATAAAATACAGCCTTTGTGATTCAATTGATCACAGAATTGAAGATATGGTACATGATGTCCTTGATGATTATAACAGTCTAGGATTTAATAATATTATATTAACAAACGACACATTTTATGATGTCATTCCTATCTGTAATGAATATATGTCCAAAGATAAATATGGATATGCTAGATTCATAAATAAGGGCTATTATGTAGACAGAAAAATATTCATATCCAATTATATACTGGATTTAGAATTCAATCTCTGGAACGTGCTATATCATGAGATATTGCACACTGTAGGGTTAGGTCATTCAGATGAAGAAGGTCTGATGAAATATGTTGTCACGCTAAATACTAATTATGATGTCATTCCAGACGACAAGCGCATTTATCCGAGTACAGATGATCTGGAAGCGTTAGAATTTTTATACGATTTTATTGAGGACGATATAATATATGATGATGTTATTTCAAATCATAAAGATAAGTTAGAGAGAACAAAAAAGAATAAAAAAATAATCAAAAAACTATATAAATTATGTTCGTCGCTCGGGTAAAATTGTTCTATCACTTAATAAAAAATAGAAATATTAAGAGATACTACGAGAAAAGACACTACCATAAGTACTGTGTACTGAACCAAATCGGACTGTAGTATTTTTGAAAATCCTTGTTGGTTATCAGTCTTCTGAATCTTAATCTATATGAACGAAGACGTTGTTTATCATTATGTATATCATATAGATTGAGACCTGTTTTATCACTATATGTTGAATATCCCGTTGAACCAAATGCAACATATACTAATTTACCTGTTTTGTTATTTTTTATTATCCCATCGTATTTTTTACTGACCCGCTTGCTCTTCCGAAAACCTATTAACTTGTATTCACTCTTTAAGTACTTCATTTATATTATCCATATATTTTTTATGTTTTATTGTTCGGTTGTGTCTGTTGATATCAGATTTTCTAACGATTGATCCACATTCACATGTCATTTTAACTTTGTTTCTTTCTGAAATTCGTTCTTTGTTATTAATGTTATATTCTTTACTATATTCTTTAATTTTCTCTTTGTTATCTTGATAATGATTTTTAACTCTTTCTAAAACTTTATCTTTATTATCGTAATAATAGTCTTTCATTTTTTCTAAAAATTTCTCTTTGTTATCCTGATAACGATTTTTATATCTTTCTTTCATTTTCTCTTTATTAGCATCACGATAGTCTTTCCCTTTTTCTGAAATTAGTTCTTTGTTATCCTGATAATATTCTTTCATACTTCGCCCTGGTATACATTGGTTTACACATTCCATTTCCTTAATATATTTCCCTTCTAGTTTATGTAATTCTT